TAATTGAAACAGCACCGCCGTTATCTACAAAATCCTGAATTGCAGAAGGTACCTCAGAATCATCATCCGAATCATCATCAGAGTCCGAATCGGAATCATCATCAGAGTCCGAATCAGAATCATCATCAGAGTCCGAATCATCCGAACTATCACCTGAATCAGAGTCTTCATCAGAATCAGAGTCTTCATCAGAATCGGGGGTGTTACCCTCCATTTCCATATTAGATTCTGAATCGTCATTTTCCTCATCATCAGGAGTATTGTCATTTTCATAGACAAACGGTTGCATCAATTGTTCAATGTTTTCTTCAGCATCATCCTTTGCTTTACCATGTAATTCACGGGCAAGTTCTACTACTTGTTCCCATGTTTCAGTTTTGGCACAGCGGTTTACGAATACCTGTTCTTCAGGAGTAAACTTTGCATTTACATATGACCCTACTTTAAAGTGTAGGTTAATGCGGTCAATCAAAGGGAGGGTATTGACATCAATATTTTTGACACCGAAAAAATCACGTTCCCAAAGGTCACGATAGCCCGCGTAAAAACTACGGACTAAACCAGGGTAACGTGTTTTTACCTTACGCTCAATACGAGCGTCCTCAATTACATTGAGAAACCCTTTGAGGGATTTGTCGTCACATATAGCATCATGCCATCCTTCTGCTGGAGTTTCAAAAGCATGACCGACTTCATGACCGATAAGCAAGTCTTGAGTGGCAGTAGCCATTTCTTTCCATTGAGGAAGATACATTACACGGGTTGTTGGGTTAAAAGCGGCTGTTGACAATGATGAGTTTACTTCAACTGATATGTTTTCAGTTGCAAGTAACTTTGCTAACATTGATTTTGATTCGATTTTCATACACAGGTCCTCACAACCTTTTTCATTCAATACGTATATGGTAACACAACAAATACGAAAAGTCAAGCATTATTTGAAATTTCTTTTGCTAATGAAATCAATGACTTATATCTACAGTAATTTATTCACTTTAGACGTATATGGTAGCACACTAAATGCTAAAAGTCAAGCACTATTTGAATTTATTTTTTCGTGAGGAATCAAGCACTTACAGTAATCGTTGTGTAAGTGCTTGATTTTAAAAGATACTTTTTACACTTCGTCAGCAATGCTGTCAGCGACTTCTTCTTCAGTTACTTCTTCTTCAGCGACTTCTTCTTCAGTTACTTCTTCTGCTACTGGAACAGCAGGCAAATCGCTTACATCAAAAGATGTTCCTGCAGGAAGTAATTCATCTGCTACAGTCTCTTCTGAAACTTCTGCCTCATTACTGCAGGCAATCATTGTCAACATAGTAGCAATCACAACACCTTTAATCATAACATTCATATTTGTTTTCCTTTAAATGGTTAATTTTTTACTATTACGAAATAGTAAAACTACTTTACTACACTTATATATAATTGTCAAGCATTTTTATTCGTATTTTTTGGAGAAGATTTTGTTGTTGCTGTTTTTTTACCCCATTTCTTAACTCTCAATTCTAGCCTCTTTTGCACTTCACTAGGTGTCATCCAAAAATCTTTACCGTTAGAAATTTCTTTTATTTCTTCAGGTGAAAGAAAGTCTAAGTAAATAGAATCAAGTAAATGTTTACCCCACTTTTCTTCATGATTAACTTTATCTCTCATTTCATTGCCTTTACCAAATGAAAATCCTGAATAATTGTGAAACATGAATATTGAGTGTTCTGATATCTCAAAAGAATCTGCAATTAAAAATAAGAAAGTGGCTGCTGACATACAAGCACCTTCTACTGAAGCAATAACATGAGCATTTGATTCAGCAATTGATCTCATCAATTGTATGGCTGTCATAACATCTCCGCCATAGCAATTAATATGCAAATAAATTATATCTCTTTCTGCTGCTGAACGAATTATATGATTCCAAGCAACGTATTGACTAGGAGATTCTATGGTTTCATTTAAATAAAAATCATATACTACACCACTGGGGCGTGTAAATACTCCTTCCACAACAGGAAGAACTTCAAATTTTTGATCTTGATCGGTCACTTGTCTCATAATTTTCCTAAACAACGTTAAAATATCGAGTAACTGCTTTTATTTTTTCTATTTGTTTATCAATAATAATTGTTCTATTCGGCCAATGGATATATTCTTTTTCTGGATTCTTTTGAAGATTGTACAATAAAGGCAATATAAGATTTTCTACTTGTGCTAATTTGTCAACTACCTCTTGTTTTACTAGTTCACGGTGTTCATTAATCATATCAGAATTATCAGAATTTAAAATAAGAAGTTCTAATCTTTCTAGTTTATTTAGAATACTTTCTAGTTGTGCATCCTCTACATGAGCAACTACATTAGTAGGAGTTGTATTGCTATTGCTTATTGGTATTTCATCTACCGCAGTAAAACCAAAATCAAAATTATTGTCTGACATTAGGAGTTTCCTTTATTCATGTGATAGTTTTTTACTTTTTTATCTAATGACTTTAAAGCTCTTTGAATTTTTAAACTAGATGCTCTCATAGTAAAATTTTGTCCAAGCATATGGTCATATTCATGTAATATCACTCTAGCAGAAACACCTTTAAACTCTTCAATAATTTCTTCACCCTTTTCATTCTGGTATCTTAATATGCAACCCATGGGTCTTTTTATCAATAACCAAAGACCAGGATATGAAAGACAGCCTTCTTTCATAATCGTTGTTTTGTCTGATACTGAAAGTAAATCTGGGTTGATAATAACCTTTTCAGGTATATTTGACGAACCTCCAATCACAAACATTCTTACATTTAAACCAACTTGGTTTGCTGATAGTCCTACACCACCAAGTCTTCTCATTGCTATAAAAAGTTGTTCACTTATTTCTTCTGCGTTTTCTTTTTCAAAATTAAAAATATCCGGTGGCATTTTCAATTTAGGATCTACAAAAGGCAATAACTTTAATTCTTCCATTATGACATCACCGAGTAATTATTTTTCTTTTCAAATTTAATTTGACTTCTAAACTTGTCAAACAGTTGATCACCTTTATGGCTTATTACAAAAACATTTGTATCTTCACCTATAGTATTTAGTAATGACATTACATAATCAGTTCCATTGACATCCAGTGAACTATCAAAAACTTCGTCCAACAGTAACAAATTAGTATTTGCACTGTTCTTCATCTTTGCTATTGTTCGCCAAGTAAAGATAAGTGCCAAATCAATTCTTTGCTTCTCACCTTCGCTAAATGATGCGTAACTAAACGTATCTCTGTGTCGTGACTTGATTGTTTCTTTAAATGTCTCGTCCAAATCAAACTGTACAAAAAAATCCATTGCTTGTAAATAATTATTTACCAGTTTATTTATCACAGGAAGATATTGTCTAATAATTTTGGTCTTGATACCAGAATCTTTTAACAAATGCTCTGCAATGTTTTGATACTCTTGTTGTTCTTTTAGTTCATTACGTATAGCATTTTTATCTAAAGCGTCTACGGCTATTTCTTTCAATTTTTTATTTTCTTTTTCGATGTCACCTATCTTGCTCTGTACACTGTTTTTTTCTACTAAGAATCTTTGAAGTATAGTTTGATTCGTAATTATACTATTATTAACCTCTATAATTTTTTGATTTATTTCCAAGTACTGCTCATAAGTTTTATTTATTTCTTCCCACTTAACAGACAATTCTATTTGTGCTTTTTCTAATTCATCAATTCTGTCTAATTTTTCTTCAGACATACTAACTTTAAATTCATGGGATATTTCTTGTTTGCAAGTAGGGCAATCACTGTTGTTATGATAAAATTCTAATTCTATTTTAGCATCTTTAATTTTTCTTATAAATTCATTTTTAAGAGAATCAACTTTTTGTTTTTTAGATTCAATAGAACTCAGTGATTTTTTCTCTTCTGTGTTAGCAGTAACCATTGTTGTTAAACTTTCAATAGTTTTTTGAATACTGCATATCTCTTCTTCTATTTTAGAAATGCGTTCTTGTTTATCGGACTCTAGTGTCTTGATGTATTGTTCTTGTAGTTTAGCTTTTTCTTTGATGAGAGTTAATTCTCCATCAATTGATTTTACTTTTTCTTTTAGTTCTGTTATTTTATTTTTTAGTACTTCTTTCATTTTTGTGAAAATACTGATGTCTAAAATATCTTCAATAATTTCTCTACGTTGTGCAAGAGGCAATTGCATAAAGGGAGTGAAAGAAGCACTGCCCAATACTACAATCTGTGTAAATGATTTATAGTTTAGTTTTAATATATTTTCTTCTAAGTATTGTTGATAGTCTCTAACACTAGCATCTTGATTGACCAAGTTACCGTCAACTTCAATTTCAAATACACTAGGGGCTATTCCCCTACGAATAACATACCCTTTAGTGCCAATTGTAAATTCGACTTCAACTAACGAGTTTTTCTTGTTAATTGAATTTACCAACTGAGGTTTAGATATATTACGAAAAGGTTTATTAAACAATGCAAAAGTAATTGCATCAAGCAAGGTTGATTTGCCTGAACCATTTTCACCCACAATAAGAGTACTAAAACTTTTGTCTAGTTTTATTTCTGTAAAGGCATTGCCCGTTGACAGAAAATTCTTCCATCGAATAGTCTTGAATTTAATCATCAGTTTATGCTACGTCCTGCGCTTCAACATATAGAGTTTGTAACATGTTTTTGAGTTTTTCTTTATCAACATTCAACTCAATACCGTCAACATATTCTTTAAGAAGTGTCATGGTGTCTTCTAAGTCTACATCTTCTCCTACGTCATTATCTTCAAACTCAGACAAATCTTCAATGATTTTTAATTCAATAAGATTTTGCTGATAAAGATTATCAATAAACTTTTCAAACAAAGATATATTTGTTTTCTTAACTACTATAAGCCTCACACACTTTGACTGTAGATGCTCAAAAGGATAATTATTAAAAGCTGCAATGCTTCCGGGTTCAGAATCGTCATAATATAACTTAGCAAACATTTTATTCGGATTATCAACATATTCTATTTCCTGATTGTCGCAATTAAAAATAGCAAACCCTCTGGGATCATCATGATCAGCCCAGGTTATTTCATACGGGTTTCCCATATATGTAATATTGCCTCTAGTGTGGCGGTGATGAAAGTGACCACTAATAACCCGCTGAAAATTACTAAAAATACTAGGATCCATGCCATGAGGATTAGGGGTGCCACGATACATCTGATAACCGAGGAATTCAAAATGACCAAAGCATACTGTTGCACTTGTGTTTTTAACTCTTTCCATGATTTCATTGTAATTTTCTGTACAAATCCAAGGTAAAAAAAGTATTTTAGTCTTGCCCATAGTAATTTCTGTGGGACCTTCGTATATACTTATATTACTATATTCTCTCAATAGTAAATCAGGAGAATTTACATCATTAGTATTTTTAAAATAAGTATCATGATTACCTGGTATCATATGAATATCAATACCTAAATCTCTTGCTTTATCAAAAAAATACTCTTTGCAACTTCTCAGACTATTAAAATTAATATATTTACGTCTATCAAAAGTATCTCCTAAATCAAAGATAGTTTTAATACCGTGTTCTACCAGATAAGGAAAAAAAGTTTCATCATAAAACTTTTTGAAGAAATTATCAAATGGTACTGAATCACCTCTCGCGCCAAAGTGCAAGTCGGTTACTAGTGCAATTTTCATTAGAACCACTCCGGTACACTACGATTCTTCCAAGTGGCAAATCTTCTTTTATCACCACGATAATAATTTCTGTATGATTCTACTACGCTACTAACTTTATAAATGTCTGGCATTGCAGGTGTAGGCATCGTAAACTGATTTATACCAATTTTATTAGGTACATTACTTAGAAACGGTATAAGTTTTTCACACGCATGATTTTTACCATAGCGAAAAGTATATTCGCTCATTAGTTCTCGCCACAGAGAATACAACCATTCATAATTGTATTTTGATTGACGAACCCACACTGCTGATGGATGATTAATATGACTAGCCTTATACAAGTTGTTTTCCATAATATCAAGTTTCATACGATATCGCTTGATATTATGACCTTTTACTGTTTTACCTGCATAATATTCACCGTCAAGAAAGCGATGTGCTGTGGACATCAACTGAGCATATTCTACAATCATTTTTACACAATGTTTGTCACAGTGCATTATAGCAGAAGGTTTTGTTTCTTGATGTAGGGCAAATATATTCATAATTAACTCATAACATTAGTGAATGTAGTCTCAAACTCCTCATTCAGAGTAGTCTCGTCTGCAAAGTTGCCTCGGTTATACACTGTGCAAATTTTACGAAACACTCTTTTGTTAAGACCTTCTTCTTCATAAATCTTCTTTGCAATTTCACGAATAAGTTCTCTTTCAGCTTGCGCTCTTGTCATTGCGTTCGACACTTCTACAATTGCGTTTCTAACTTTTTGTGTATCCATGATATACTCCTGATTGAATTGCTACATGATTATTAATACTATATTTTAATATACACACATTTTTAGTGCTTGTCAAGATTAAATTAATTTTAAACCTTACAGTCAAAAACTTCTTTAATTTCTCCAATTGGTATCAAGTTTCATTCCATAGTTGTTAATTTCATTTGGTATGATTATGTTTGGCTTCAATCTTAACTGATTGCCTTTAAATTGAGAGTAGTCAACATAATGGTGCCAGCGATCATATCTCCACACCACACTAGAAACATCTGGATGAACATCAGCAAGCATCTGTGATTTTGCAATTGTACCAGACTCATTGTATTTTTTGCCTTTCGCATCAACTAACTTATCTGCTTTAATTGCTTCACCAGTTTCATCATCAAAGCCGACTTCAGCGTGATAAAATTCTGAAGTATTACCACCTTTGACAGTTTGTGTGGCTGCCTTACCTTGCAAGAATGCATTAAACTGGATTGTGCAATCACCATCTTTAAGAACGTCAAGACTTAGAATGGTGTCTTCATTATAACGACCACGCCAACGATGTTTGCAATTGTTATCAATTAAAAGGCACGAATAAATTCTAGTGTTTTTTACAAATGGTGGATACTTCTGATTTGGTGCAATGAAGAATCTATATTGCAAACCAGACACAGGAACGTTTTCAAATCTATCAATAAACTGTTCGCAGATATAGAAGAGTACACCAGATTCAACACGAATTCGTTGATTTTTATGTAGTCTATAAAAGTCTGAAATATTATCGTCCATCACCCAATGTTTTTCTGCACCAATATATATCGAATGATCCCATGCATAATTTCTTGCACGACCAGGACCATCGCCATGATTTGAAAATGGTGCGACAATCAAAGTGACCCAAGGTCTGATATTAAATTTATCTAGTGCATCTTCATATGGCTTTTCATCTTGTGGTTCAATAATAATATAGTGAGGCACCTTCATCCTTGAAAGTGACTTTGAAGTAATCATTGAGTCAGCACGACCCTTTGATATAATATAAACTGGATGCTCAGGATTCTGCATCATCGACTACCCACCTAAGAAGAGAGTTTTGTGTTCTATCAAGTGCTGGATACCAGATACTCTTTGTCTTGATTGAAATTTTTTGATCAACTAATTTAGCAAATTCTTTATAATCAGATTCATTTCTGAAATGCACATAGATTGTTTTATATGTTGCATTGTCTTCTTGTTCAAACTCAGGCATTCCTTTCCAAAGTTTTTTCGATTCTTTTTCATCTTGGTCAGTATATTTTTCTTTCTCAGTTTCATTTAATTCCATGTGATCTAAAAGAGAAACGGGTCTATTATCTTTTACTTTTTTTTCACCAATCAAATTCTGATACTGAGATGATTCTTCAATTTTCATGATTTTAATATCTCTATAATTAATTTAGCTTCTGCAATAGCATCATGCAGAGCGTTGTGATTAATGCCAGTCTTTTGCAATCTTTTATTTAAAATATTTGATAATGTTCTAAGACAATAAATGTCCCAAAATTTCCAAGGTAAATATTCACGATCTTTGCTATCTTTATTATAACCAATAGCATAATATGCAGACTCTAGTATTGTTATATCAAAATTAGCACCGAAACCCCATATTGGACTTTTTTTCTCATAAAAATCAGCAAGTCTATACAATGCTTCAGGCAGTGAAATAGGATCTTTTTGCCATGATTCTCTTGCTTCTTTACTTTGAGTTTTCCACCAAGCAATAGTATCTTTATCGAAATGTAAACCATATTCTTTACATGAAGCAGGATCAACATTTACAAAAAATTCTTCAAGTATACCATCTTCAAGTGTGAATTTAACTACACCAATAGAAACTATACATGCGTTAGCACGAGTACTGAGTGTTTCTAAATCCACTACAAATTGAGGTTGATTGGGTTTTATAGACATTGAAAAAACTCACTAATCATGTTTAAATTCTCCGATGCCTTCAGTCCAGTTTTTAGCTAAAGATTCTGCATAACATTTGCTTTTGTTTGGTAATTCACGGGCTTCGATTAAAATGTTGTCCTCAAACATATGTACAATGTACATGTGATCGGGGCCTCTTACACCATCACCATAATAACCGACACGTATGATATCACTAGTTCTCATGAAATTTCCCATGGAAAAATTAACCATCTATTATCACTATAATAATTCATTTAAACTTCTTTGTCAAGCAATTCTTCAACTTCTTCATCCAATTCAAACTCATCAACATCATCTATAATTTCACTGTCTAAAGAACTTTCAGACTTAGACTCATCAAAGTATTTAGGTCTTCTTTTAAAGACTGTAGGTGATGCTTTAGCAAAATCTTCTTTTTGTTTAGCATTGTTGTCTATTTGACTTTGGATCCAATTTAGATATTCATAGTTATCACCACCACCTTCAATTTCATCTAACAATTGTTGTAGGTCAATACTCTGTAAATATCTAAGTTTAGTTTCAGTGTGCTTGGCTTCTTTTTTGATACGGCGTATAAAACTGTAGTATGTTATTTGTGTAAAATATGCAAAAGGATTCTCACTCTTTTCAGGATTAAATCTATCAGCATATCGTAAACAGTTTTCAATACCATCAAGAATCATTTCATCTCGAAAAGTATAGTTTACAAAATTAGATTTATATGCAAGATGATTGCAAATTTTAACAAAACATTCTCCCAAATAATTGGTGCATTGAGGTCGTTTATTTCCTGCGGATTCAGAAATAGAAATTTCATTCTTCCACTCTTTCATTGCTTGGAAGAATTTTTTATTGTCAATATAATGAACTGATGTTTTTGCCATAATTTATTTACACCTCACGTTAATGTACTATAATACTACAATAATTTATGTATGTCAAGTGTAAATAATGCTTGACATGGTTTTTTCTAATTGATATAATTGGTTTGTTAGAAAGAAAGTGATAAACTAATGTATGACTTCATCACCACTCTGTAACTTATCAAGTAAATCTTTCAAGTAATCAAGTTCATTTTCACTTAAATCATCAGAACTTTTTACACTGTGGTCTTCTTTGTAGAAGTTACCTTCGAAATTAATATTCTTTTTATATGCAGTGGATACCATCTCTTCATATGACAAGTTTAAACGAGCATCTAGAGGATTGCAAGTCATTACGTTGTAATGTTCAATACAAACTTCAGTTTCTCTTGTCAATATTAAATAAGGTCTTAATGTCATTTGTTCACCTATAAGTGTTCCTTCGGAATTAATTACAGGTTTAAAATGTACTTCTAAAGGATATTGAATTATAAACTCATCTGAAGATGTGATGATATCGCCTACAATAGTAGTACCATTAATTAATCTAATTACTTGATAATTATTGTCCATCAATCGGAATCCTTACTAGTTTATAATTGAAACCTTCTTCATTGTATAATTTTATTCGTTCTATCATATGTATCAAAGTATAATTCTTTTTAGATTTCCATTGTAAGTCATCACCAATATCAAATAGATTACATGAAAGTTTATCAGTTCCTTTTCGTAATCCTCTACCAATACTTTGTAAATTTCTTACTCTGCTTTTACTAGGTGATGCAAAAACAATATTGTGCAAGTTCCTTATATTTATACCTGTACTAAAAGTGCCATAAGAGGCAACAATAATTGCATCGGTTTCATTCTCAGTAATAGCACGAATCTGTTCTCTAGTATCAGTATCAGTTCCTCCAAATACAAAAAAGACTTTTCTAGTATCACCTATTTTATTATTAATCATATCGAATATTATTCGACCATGTTTTTCTACATACTGAAACAGAACAAGAGTATTACCTTTCTGTGTTATGGATAAATTTCTTATAATTATATTTCTTTTGTTATTACTAACAAGCCAATCCATTTCTTCCTGATACGTCATATCTTTCATAGATTTTCTATCACTTTCAGGATAATCTAAAACCATAGCAACTATTTTTAATTCTGCTATTCGATTTGTGTCCATCAATTTTTTAGTAGTAGTTACATGCTTTACAGTACCGAATATACCCTCAAGAACTAATTTATGAGTTTTGGATCCATCTAATGTACCCGTAGTTCCTATTCGATACTTAGAGTTTACACACTTATCTAAAATAGTTGTTAATGATTTTGCTTTGAACAGGTGTGCTTCATCACCATATATTACATCAAACTTATCAAACCAAGACTTTGGATAT